AAAGTTGTTGGTAACCACCAGCCGATTCAACGTTAGTTCCAACACCTAAACCTGGACCAACAAGCTTTTGTTCAACGGGTGAAAGATTATTCATACGACCTTGATCGTAAAGACGTCCACGCATCTCTAAAAGCTCTTGACCACCTGTACGGCTTTGAGGGGCAATAACAGAAAAGGAATCGACTTCAGTCTTCCTATCTTTGAAAGGGTCACTGAACTCGATTTCTTCGAATTCAGTTTCAAATAGTTCTGGCTCCTCTCTGACAACTTGTTTAGGTTGTTCTGGAACTTCGCTCAGTTTTCGACCAGCGTAGATTAGTCCGGCAACTGCCAATACAGAAACTGGATCTGCCATTCTTACTTGAAACCAATATTTTTATTGTGGTAAATACCTTTGGTTAAACATACTATTCTGAACATACGCACGTGTGCTGAGAGGTTCGTAAGTTCGGGTACGAAGAGGAACCTTGCACGCAGTATTATTTAATGGGAAATAACCACTCTCATGAGGAGTCACTATAACCTTATTGAAACGTGTTGTCGCTTGAGGGCGAAGCTGATCACTTACTTCGATAAAACGAGCTGGGGAACCCTTACCCGCCATGTAAGGAGCGGTACCATAAACCATGGTAGATGGGCGGGATGAGTAATTTAATGCACTAGGTTGAGGGTAAACAAAAACTTCTTCATCGGCCCTGTTGAGAGGAGGGGCACCGCCACCTGAAAGAATGTTTAGTCCTGGTTGAAGCTGATACGCCATATTACTATTACTTGAGAAAATTAAGCTACATGACCTGCTCGTAAGCCAGATCCTCGGTGCATACCAGACCTCTTATCACCCGCAGAATCTAAACCACCGAACGCTTCCAACTGAACACCCCTTGCATTAGGGTTACAGTATGTGCTATCAGTCTTACATGTAGGACCGAGTTTCTTACCGTAACACCATTCAGCAAACCCAGTTTGATCACCAATAGCTGTAGTTACGGGGTTGGAAACAAATTGTCTGGCCATAGCATTGGCTTGATACGCAGGTAAAGATGTCCTGGAACGACCAGGCATGTATTTTGTGCGATTTTCTAATGAATTGCTAATTTGATTTTTGACAGAGGAATGATAACACGCAGAGGGGCGATCGGGACGATCTGTGAAATCAGATAATAACATGTTACCCATAGGATTATCGTCTGTAGGCATGACACATGTAGACTCTGCATTTTGTTCAATTACTGTAGGTCTAGCGTGACCCTCCTTAACCATTCCAGAGTTGTACATAACGTACAGAACCCCTAAAACGGTAGCCGCTAAAACGAAGATTCGGGGGTCACGACGAATAAGATAGATAAAGCACGCGGCGTAGATGATGAATCGTGAAGCGGCATTCACTCGTTCCTCCGCCGTCTGCTTGTTCGTCGGCCAGAACTGCAAAACCTTTTTATGGTCAATGAGTTCCTGTGGATTGTCAAACCAAACCATCATTTATATATGACTGAGTTTATTTTTTCATCATAGAACTAAACATATTCATAAGTGCCTTTTCGTCGATTTCACCGTCACCATTCTGCATCTTTTCGGCACATTCCTTGGCAACAGTTTCTATGACAGAGAGTGTCTCTTGGGGGATTGCGGTGATAGTGGTACCAAGCATGTATAGCGTTTGGAGATATTGCCAAACAGCATTCTTAGTACCTTCGGACATCTTATCTGTCCAGTAATCCTCGATGTTTAGGTCCTGAAGAAACTCGATACCCTTAATATCCTCTAGGAAGAAGCTTTCGTCTCGCTGAGTAATCTTCTGAGCATACGCCCCTACACCACCCATATAGGCTTCAACACACTTACGAGGATTTGTGGACTTGAGAAGGTCAAAAGTAGTCATAAACTTCTTGATCCCCTTCTCATCGGGGAAAGTTTTATGCAATTCCACAAGAAATTGACCCATCATATCATTGAAAGCTGAGACGGAAGCCATTTTATACTATGTATATTATTTTTATCTTTAACTTTAAAAAGGTTCACTAGAAATGACCTCCTTTTGTGCTAAACCATTCGCCACGATGAAATAAACCATGATGGCATTGAGTACGGCTGGTTTAACGTAACTACTGTTAGGGAGTTTGTCTTCATTATTAATTCTAGACTTTGCGTGAATATACCCTGCTGTAATAAGGGCTGCTATAAGTCCTGCCCACACGGGGTCTCGGAGATAGTCTGAGAGTTCCATTTAATAATAGGCAACTTTTTTTGTTCTCTGGTCAGCGGCATCATCAAACAAAACATCGTCATCGTCGCCTGTCATTTCGGGTTGAGGTTCTGGGTCAGGAGATCGCACATTTTGGATTGTCTTAAATTCATTAGCTAATCCACTTGGTTGTGTTGTAGGATCCAGGTCGGGAGACGGTTCAGGTTCAGTCTCAACAATAGGAGGTTGTTCTGAATCGAGAGGCGTTTCTGGGTCTGTTTCCTGGGGCATTTCATTTGTTTCATCATAGATATCTGGGTCCTCTGTATCAGCAAGTTGATCCTCGTCGTCGATATTAATTTGGTTACCATCTGGTGACATGTACGTCTGTAAAATCTGTTGAACGGGAATCAACTGTTTTACAGTGTTCTCGATGCATACGGAAATGCGTATAGCGAGTTTATCGTCGCGGATATGCTCAGATTGTTCTTCATGATAAATGTACGGATCGCGGTATAACTCTTTGGCAACATTGTCGTAACAGGATTGAATGAAGACCTCATTGGTAGGAACTTTCAATGAAATTTTCTTATTCTCAGCCTTGAGACGAACAGAAGAAAGAATTTTCACACAACTAACAAACACAGCGGCGAGTAAATCATTGAACCATGCACAACGATCGGTGATGTTATCACTGTGGCGTTTGGACATAGCATTACTCCAGTTTGGAACTTCCTTTAGCAGATTTTGGTATTGTATAAGAACCTTGCGTCCCTTGGACATCTTGTGAGCTTCTTCGTACATTTCGGCAAATACTTCGATCATTGGCGGAGCCATGACCTGACAAAGAGCCGAAAGGTATTCCTTTTTAGCTTCTACTAGAATTCCAAGTGGTTCAGACATGGTATACTATAGGAAGATACAAAATTTATTATAAGTCCTACGCACCACCGCTCCTGTACTTATTAGCCATCTTTTTGAGATTTATAAACGATGGCAAGTCTGTATCATCAGAAACGATTGTGGTATGTATTTTATTTTCACGTTTAGGTAAACCCCACGTGATACAAAGATCTATAGAAGTGAGGACCTGAACATTAAACCCACCCAACTCTAACTGTCTTTTTAGATATGTACAGGCCTGGGAACGATCATATGTTGGAAACCCAAAAACAACTGCAGGAACACGCAAGAATACACATTTACCACCCAATTCCACTGTGTGTCTTATCTTTCTGCAAAATTGTTCATGGATTTTCTTATACAATTCCTTCTTATTCCTTTTTCTGTTCATCTCAATTCCCGCAATATCAGATGCATTGATCATTACAATTACTGTAATTTATTTTTTGCCGCTTGTAACTCAACTCCTGATATCTGTACTTTCTTTTTAACAAGTTCATAGTTAAAAAATTCTTTAGATTGAATATCGGACTGTTCATAAGGTGTGGTATCATTGGGAAGAACGACGTCAATAGGCTGCTTTGTGGATCCTATAACTTCGACCTTGGGTTTAACACGAATATCAACCGTTAGTGTAAAACCCGATACAAAACTACCCTTAGATATAACCATAAACATACACCTGTAAAAGTAGTTACCCGTCTTAGGATGTTCAAACTTTTTAGCAGCAATCGTTTCAATGATATAGTTGGGCTTTTTGTATTTTTTGGATACATGTTTGTTAGTAGCCATTACAAGTTCGTTCATTAAGTCGTGATTTATCTCAGCTTTCTTTTCAACAAATTCATCTATATTAACCATCTGTTCAATTTCAACTTCCCGCTGGGTTTTTTTTGTGCCAGGGAAAAACAAAATAACCAGAGCGATCACCAACGCGGCGAGTATGTAAACACTGTTCATTATTATATATGCGTTAATTTTTTTCGAGAAATAAATGAAGTATCTATAAGATGTCTCTTCTGGTGTATAGCCCTAGCTGTCCTCATAGCATCGATATTATTGAATATGTTAAGAATAATCCTCAACTCAAACAGCTTGTGAAATTCCATAACATAAACACTCAGGGAATACCGTATAATTATAAGTCTAGTATTACACGAGTTCCTACTATGTTGACAAAAAATGGAAAACTACTGGTAGGTAAAGAAATAAAGAACTGGTTAATATCCCTCTTACCAAACAATAGTCTTCAACATCACGAATTTGGTGCATTTGGATCTTCTATGTCATCAATCGATGGTAAAGAGGATACCGATGATGCATTTAACTTAGATAACTATGGTGTATCTTTACAACCAGCAATGACCAAAGAGTTGGAAGAACGAATTAATCGCAGTGTTAACGACGCGTATAATAATATAAAGAGTTAAAACGCGTTTTTAGTAGCCATGAAACTTGTAACCATACAGGCCTCCGCTATAAAATCTACGTTTGAAGTTCTTAAAGATATACTCAATGATGTTAATGTCTATTTTAAACCAGATGGCATGACTATAACTAGTCTAGATAC